AAAGCCAAAAGCGGAAAAGCCAAAAGCGGAAAAGCCGGCGGTCCTGACCGGGACCGTGCCGGAGTGGTCCAGCACGGGAGTGATCGCCCAAATGCTGGGCTTTAAGGGGTGCCGCAGGGTCCAGCAACTAACCCAAGACGGGGTGCTGGAAACCGAGGTCCCACCCGGCGGCGGAGCGCGGAAATATAGGACCTGCGAAACGGTCCAGCGGTATATTGCCCACATCGAGCAAAAGGCCCAGGAAACCGGGGAGAAAAGCCGCACGGCAGAATTGGCCCTGAAAAAGCTGGAGGCCGAGGTGAAGCTGAAAGAGAGCCAGGGCCAGCTTGCCAGCATAAAGGCGGACATAGCCGAGGGGCGATACATCGAAACGGCGGCGGCCACCGAGCAGCTGGCGGAGTTTATGGACACGTTCAAAAATTTTGCCATGAACATACCCAGCAGGGTGGCGGGCACCGTGGCCAGCTATACGGACGCCGCCACCGCCCGCGCTATCGAGCGGGCCACCCGCAAGGAATTGGAGGATATGCTGGCCCTATTCGTGGACGCCGCCGTGGTGGAGCCGGAGGAGGCAAAACGGTGAAAAAGTTTCGTGTAAAACGCTATGAGGTGCCGGGCTGGATTATAACCGCCGTTGAGATCCTGCGCCCACGAAAACGCCTGTCAGTTTCCAAGTGGGCCGAAAAGCACCGCATACTGCCGGACGGGAACGCCATACCGGGGCCATGGCGCAACAGCGTGACCCCCTACCTGGTGGAGATCATGGACACATTCGACGACGACGTGGTGGAAAAAATTGTTTTCGTCAAACCCACCCAGGTGGGCGGCACGTCTGCCATGGAGAATATGCTGGGCAGCCTGATCGACCAGGCACCAGGGCCGACCATGATCGTGTACCCGTCGGACGACCTGGCGGAGCGGACCGTGGACGCCAAGCTGGAGCCAATGATCAAGGCTTGCAAGGTGCTGGCGGAGAAATACCGGGAGCATATCAGCAAAAAATTACAGCTGAAATTCGGCACCATGACCGTCTACCTGAACGGCGCCAACAGCCCGGCGGATCTTGCAAGTACAAATATCCGCTATTTGTTCCTGGATGAAGTGGACAAATACCCAGGGGCAAGCAAGAAAGAGGCGGATCCCGTTTCGCTGGCCATAGAGCGGACAAAGACCTACACGACCAACCGGAAAATTTTTATAACCTCCACCCCAACGCTGAAAACGGGTCACATCTGGAAAGCCAAAGAGGAGGCGGACGCGGAAAAACACTATTTCGTCCCATGCCCCCATTGTGGCCAGTATATCGAATTGAAATTTGCACAAATCAAGTGGCCCAGTAAGGACGATGTGCCGGACAACGCGGAGCGGGCGGAAATGGCAAGCTATGTGTGCCAGGCGTGTGAGTGCGTGATCACGGACCAGGACAAGGGCAAAATGCTGGAGGCTGGCCGGTGGGAGTATGTGCGAAAAAGCACGGCACAGCCCAAAAGCGTGGCCTTTTGGATCTCCACCCTGTACTCCCCTTTTACCCGCTTTTCCGATATTGCCAAGGAGTTCATGCGGAGCAAAGACGACCCGGAACTGCTGCAAAACTTCACAAATTCGTGGTTAGCGGAGCCGTGGGAGGACACCAAGCTGAAAACCAATGCAGACCTGGTTATGGAGCGCCAGACCGACGTGCCCGCCTGGGAACTGCCAGAGTGGACCAAACTGCTGACCGCTGGGATCGACGTGCAGGAAAATTGTCTGTACTGGACGATCCGGGCCTGGGGCGATTTTATGACCAGCCAAAACGTGGCCCACGGCCAGGCCCTTTCTATGGTGGAGGTGGAGCGGGTTATGAATACCGCTTTTTCCCTGCCGTCTGGCGAAAAAATGATGGTGGAATTGGCCTTGATGGACAGCGGCGACCAGACCGACGCGGTTTATGAGTTCTGCCTGATCAATGCGGAATGGGTGCGGCCCTGCAAGGGCGTCCCCACCATGCAGGGACATTACAGAATTTCCACCGTGGACAAGGCGGGGAGCCGCGCCAACGGTATGCAGCTGGTTCTGGTGGACGGCGGAAAATACAAGGACATGATCGCCGCCAGAATGAGGCGGCCAAACGGGCGCGGATCCTGGATGGTACACAAGGACTGCGACTTGGAATATGCGGAACAGGTCACGGCGGAACACAAGATCACCGAGCGGAAAAACGGCAAAGCGGTCCAGCGGTGGGCGCTGAAAACCTCCCACGCGGCTAACCATTACCTGGATTGCGAGGTGTACGCCGCCGCTGCGGCGGACGTGCTGGAAGTCCGGTCCCTATTCCTCCAGAACACAGAGGAGCAGGCGGAGAAACCGCCAGCGGCACCGCCTCCCAGGCAGGAAACCGAGCCAGAGGAGGACTGGATCCGCAAAAATGAAGAATGGATTTAACCGGAGGGAGCCATGGACGAAACGAAAATGACACCGGCGGAAATGCTGGCCCAGGTAAATACCGCCATCACCACCGTGCTGTGTGGCGGCCAGTCCTACAAGATCGGCAGCCGGTCCCTGACCCGTGCGGACCTGGCCATGTTGAAATCCATGCGGGACGACCTGGAGGCGCAGCTGGCCACCGAGGAGAGCGGCCACCTGCTGGGGCGCACCTATGTGGCGTACTTCGACGGGAGGTGATCGGCGTGGGATGGTTTGACAACATGATCGCCGCCGTGTCCCCGCGCCATGCCTACGAGCGGGAACTGTGGCGGCAAGGGCTGGAGGAACTGCGAGGGTACGACGCCGCCGGAAATGGCCGGATCAATTCCGGGTGGCGGGTCACGAACGAAAGCGCAGAGGCGACCGATAAATACAGCCGGGACATTGTGCGGGCACGGGCGCGGGACCTGGAGCGGAACAGCGATATAGCCCAGGCCGTCCTCCATGCCTACAAGCGGAACGTGGTGGGCAAGGGCTACACCCTGCGGGCCACAACGGGAAACGACGAACTGGACAAGCGGATCGAAAAGGCGTGGAAACGCTGGTGCAAGGCCCGCAACTGCGACGTGACCGGGGAACAGTCTTTCAATGAAATTTTGCGCATGATGGTGGAACGGAAAAAGGTGGACGGCGGCATGATCGTCCTGTACCGCCACACCCGTGGCGGTGTGGTCCCGTTCAAACTTCAATGCCTGGAGGTTGACGAACTGGACAAGACCCAGGCAACCCCACACCAGCAGGGAAACAGAGTGGTGGGTGGTATTGAGTATAACCAATATCGCCGCCCGGTGGGATATTGGATCCGCCAGTATGACATAGAGGGCTGGCAGCTGGCAGAACCGGCATTTATTGAGGCCAAGGACGTGTTTTTCTACAAGAGCAAACACCGCCCCAGCCAACTGCGGGAAATGTCCGATATGTCCCCGACAATCACAAGAGTGCGCGACACAAACGAGTTTATCACCGCCGTGGCCATCAAGGAACGGATCGCCGCCCTGGTGGGCCTGGTGATAAAAAAGACCCTGCCCAGCGGAGGAACCGGGCGGAGCAACTGGAACGGCAAGGGCGGCCAGGTGGATTATTCCGGCAAGAAAATGACGCCCGGCATGATCATGGAACTGGGAGCCGGGGACGACGTGGAGGTGGTGGATCCCAAAGGGGCGGCCACCGACGCCACCGCGTTCCTGAAAACACAGCAGGGACTAATTGGAGCGGGCCAGGGCCTTTCCTATGAGGCGGTAAGCCGCGACATGAGCGGGGCCACCTATTCGTCCGCCCGTCAAAATGCCCTGGAGGATGAAAACACATACACGGAGGAGATCGAACTTTTAACCGCGTTCATGTCCGAGGTGTACGAAAACTTTCTAATTTCGGGGGTGCTGTCTGGCCTGTTTTCTGTGCCGGATTTTTGGGAGCGCAAAGAGGACTATATGGATCATTCCTGGGTCAAGGCACCGAAAAAGTGGATTGACCCGGCGAAAGAGGCAAGCGCGGACAAGATCGCCCTGCAAAGCGGTCAAAAAACCTTCCAGGACCTCCAGGCAGAAAAGGGCAAGGACTGGAAAGAGGCCGTGGACGAACTGGCGGAGGTCCTGGAGTATGGCCGCAAAAAAGGGATTGATATGGGAGGTGTAATTTTTGGAACTGGAACGACAGCAGCACAGCAGAGCGGCACCGAAGGAGGAACAGAAGCAGACGATCCGGAGCATGGGGGAGATTCTGACGCGGGAGGCGAACAGCCCGGCGGAGGCAGAGAACAGCCGGCGGCGGACAGTTAGCTTTTCCAGCGAGGAGCCATACCGGCGCTATTTCGGCATGGAGATCCTGGACCACGGCCCCGGCGCGGTGGACCTGTCCCGCATGAACGCGGTGGGCGTGGTCTTGTTCAACCATGACGTGGACAAAGTGGTGGGCAAGGTGATCCGGGCCTGGGTGGAGAACAACCGGGGTATGGCAGAAATTGAGTTTGACAGCGACGACGATGCCGAAAAGATTTTCGGAAAGGTCAAGACCGGGACACTGAAAACCACGTCCGTGCGCTATTCCGTGGACGCCTGGGAGGAGGTCAAGGCCGGGGCCGTGTCTGCGGACGGGCGTTTCACTGGCCCATGTCATATCGCCAGGAAATGGACAGCGCTGGAAATGTCCATTGTGTCCGTGCCTGCGGACGCCACCGTGGGCGTGGGCAGGTCCGATAACGGGCCGCCGGATTTATCCCTGTATGAAAGACAAATCCAGATCAACAAAAACAAGTATTGGAGGTAGCAAGAACATGAAAAAGAAATGGATCGAGCGGCAGCAGGCCATTGTGGACGCTGCACGCGCCGCCGGGCGCGGCTTGACGGCGGAGGAACAGGCGGAGTATGACGATCTCCAGCGCAAGATCGACGCGGAGCCGGACGACAATGGCCACGGCGGTGAGCCTGCCGGCGGCCAGCGCAGCGTGGGCGGACAGGACCCCGTGAACACCCCCACCCCTCCCCATGCCGGAGCGCCCAGCACCACCAACGGGGAGAACATCCAGCGGGCCGTGGCGGAGGAGCGCCAGCGGATCAATGACATTCTGGCCCTGTGCCGCCAGACCGGCATGGACCCGGCGGAGCATATCCGCAACGGTGCCACCATGGATACCGTGCGGGCCGCAGCCGTGGAGCACATGATCCAGCACGGTGCCCCGGTGGTGGTAGGTGCCAGGGACAGCGGAATGGACAATTTCCGGGACGCCGCCAGGGACGCCATGCTGATCCAGGCGGGTGTGGAACTGGACAAGCCCGCCCAGGGCGCGGAGGATATGCGGGGTATGTCCATGCGGGATATGCTGATCGAGTGCATGGCCCGCAGCGGTGAGGGAACCGTAACGGAA